TGACATCAGCACCTTTTAAGTTCAATTGCATATCACGGATCAAAATTCTGTGCTGTGCTAAAATGGGGATGTCATGAAGTTCGGGGAGGTTAAGTGTTATGGGCAATATTCTGAATCCTGGTAACGATAACAGCTTTATAAGACTGGTTAAATTCAAAGATTCTGAAATTTTTGTAGATAAGACAGATTTTATAAAAGAAATGTCTGCAAAAATTAATGCTCAAAATCGTTTTTTTGCTGTTACCCGTCCTCGCAGATTTGGAAAAACCGTAACTGCGCATATGCTCTCAGCGTATTATTCCAAAGGGTATGCCGGACAAAAGATATTTGACGGTTTGAAAATTTCAGAGAATACCGGTTTTGCAGATCATCTTAATAAATACAATGTTATTTACATTGACATGAATTCTATAAAGGACAAGTTTATCTCGTATAAAGCCGACAAATCTCTCTACATCGAAGATATTGATGATCTGGTGGATTTTCTCCAGTATATGGTTATTCGTGATCTAAAGGAGAATAAAGAATACGCTGAACAAATCAGCAACGATCCGTTGATTGGAAAGAAGTCGTTGTCATCGGCATTGGAAGTTATATTCAAATACACCGGCGAGCCATTTATTTTAATTATGGATGAATGGGATCTGATATGCAGAGAGTATCAAAATGAGCCGGCGCTACAAGAAAAATTTATAGAATTTCTGCGCGGTCTGTTTAAATCTGATGACGGTCTTAGTTGCTTTGCGCTTGCATATCTTACCGGTATTCTTCCTATCAAAAAATACAACTCTCAGTCTGCGCTTAACGGTTTTGACGAATATAACATGCTTGCTCCTGGTGAGTATGCAACATACTTCGGGTTTACCGAGGATGAAGTTGCAGACATTGTAAAATCACCTAACTGTAAAGTGACACATCAGGAATTAAAGGAATGGTATGAGGGTTACAAAATCAAAGGCGTTGATATATACAACCCCAACTCCGTATGCAAGGCCGTGAGCCGAAACGAATGCATCAGTTACTGGAGCGGAACGTCCTCCAATGAAGAATTTGTGCGTCTCATAAATACTGATTTTAAAGGCATCAAGGAAGATATTATCAATTTAATCGAAGGTGAAGAGGTTACATTCAGCTGTGCCAATTTCCAGAATGATATGATAACCATAAAAGATAAAAATGATGTCTTCAGTCTTCTTGTCTGTCTCGGTTACCTCGGATGCTCTGATACCAAAAATAAATACCGTAAAGTTGCTTATGTCCCGAATGCTGAAATCAAAGCGGTATTGATGGATATCGTCAGAGAGCAGAACTGGTATGAGCGAATGGAAACCATAAAGCGTTCAGATAATCTGCTTAAAGCCATCACGGAACTTGACGGAACCACGGTAGCAAGAGTGATTCAAGAAATCCATAATTCATCTGCAGTATCTCTTCTTGATTACAATGACGAGGAATCTCTTACTTACTGCGTGTTGACCGGACTTTTGTGGTCAACTCTTGATGATTACAGCTATCATCGTGAAGATCAGGCAGGAAAAGGACGTGTTGATCTGGTGTACGAACCTATAACAGGAAAACTGCCGCTGATTCTGATTGAGTTTAAATATGACGGCTCAGCTGAAGAAGCCATTGCCCAGATTAAATCGCAGGAATATTTCAAACGCTATGCCGGACAATATCGAAATATCATTATTGTCGGGATCAATTACAGCACAAAGACCAAGGATCATCAGTGCCTGATTGAAAAACTCGATTAAACACTCCAATCAATACTAATACTTACATTCAAAGGATCTCGAAAGAGGTCCTTTTTTATTTTCAGGAGTTTCAAAATGAACGACAGCACCATCAGGATTTCTGCCGACACGTCTGCTCTGACGGATTCACTCTCCAAAATTGCCGAAGAGATGACGGCCATGAAGGACGCTGTTTCCTCCTCTGCTACGGCTATGGGAGCAAATCTTGATGCCTCCGCGAAACAGGCAGAAGCCACTAATGCCGCCATCCATGGACTTGATGAGAGCGTTAAGACCGTAACCGACTCCATCAACGAGCAAACCAAAACCGTAACCGACCTCGGCACCAAGCAAAGCAAGGTCACCAGGGAAATCAGCAAGGCTCTTGAAACCCAGAACTCTCAACAGAAGGATGCCAATACCACGCTTGCCGAGCAGAAGAAAATCATGCAGGAGCAGGAAGCTGAAATCAAAAAGGTCACCAAAGCCGTGGACAATCAGACCGGAGTTCTGCAGAAAAACGCCTCCGGCTGGAAAATGCTGATGACTGGCTTTGCCATCAAGTTTGCCTCTGAAATCGTGGACGGCTTTAAAAGCATAATCTCTACCGGACTTGAGGCATCCCGTGTCTACGAGGACATGTCGGCAAGACTTACACCTCTGGTTGGTGATTTGGAAACTGCCCAGAAAACCTTCTGGAGCCTTAACGGTCTGGAGGACGAGACAGCTACCGCTACCGACAAGCTCGCTAAAGCCTTTGTTGATTTAGGCAACAATGGTCTTACCAACTCAAATGAGCAGCTAAAGACCTACGCCACCATTGCTCATGGCACCGGAAGAGACATCAACACCCTGACTGATGCGGTTATTGCCTTCTCCCAGGGCTCTACCAAGGCACTCAGGCAGTTCGGTATTACTGCCAAGGATAACGGCGACACCATTTCCTTAACCTACAAAGGCTCAACCACTGAGATTGAAAAGAACAGCAAAGCTCTGGATTCCTATCTCTCTGCTCTGGCAAAGAACAACTTTGACGGTGTACTTGAAGCGAAGCTCAACACTGTATCCGCCGCTACCGGGAGACTGGATAACGCCTGGGGTACTTTCTGCACCAGACTCATGCAGTCAAACGGCGGTTTCGGTGAACTCATCATCATGGGTAATGACTTTCTTGCCAATACCCTGAACGGTATTTCTGAATGGCTGGATGACCCTGCGGTAATTGAATGGTTTCATAACCTTGCCAAAACAGTACGTGAAACCTTTGAGGGAATACGCACCGCATGGGAAGGTGTGAAGGACTTTTTCAGTGATACCCTTGAACTTATCGGTGTTGAGATGAAGGACGGTACCGGGAGCTGGAAACTCTTCTTTTCAAACTTTTTTCAGTTTGCTCAGATTGGACTTCTTGAGCTTAGTCAGAAAGTCGGAGAGCTGTGGGATAACACCATAGGTTACCTCAATGCCATTGGTGAAGGTATCGGAACTTCTCTTTCCGGAGGAACCTTCTCGGAGGGCTTTGATTTTGCCAGGGAACGAACTAAAAGAGAGGCGGAGGAAACTGCAAAAATCTACAAGGCCACCATTGCCGGAATCGAAAAGGACATCACTGAATCTCAGAACCGCATTGCCGCTGAACGTAAACGTATCGCAGAGAAATACCAGAACAAACCTGTAGGCGAAGGCACACAGTCTGATGAAGGCTTAAAGATTGGTGCAAATAAGGATTCCAAAGGTAAAAGCTCCGGTGGCGGTCTATCCAAATCTGCTGAAGCCCGTGATACCTGGACGCCTTATTACGAGCAAATCCTTGAACTCGACATGAAGTCAAAGAGCGACCTTGAAAGGCTCGAACGTGAACATGCGAAAAAGCTTCAGGAGCTTAATGCTGTTATTGCCGAGAATGCTCAAATCTCTGAAATCGAGAAGAACAATGCCCTCCTCATTATCGAGCAGGACTATCAGACCCAAAGGGCAGAAATCGAGAAAGAAGCACTGGACTTTCTGCGTTCCCTTAATCCTGAAGATGAGGAAATTCTGCGTCTTCAGGAAGGTTACGGCAGAAAGCTGGAACTCCTGGAGCAGTTCCACAACGACCAGCTCATTTCCGAGGAGGCATATCTCCAAAGTCGTACTCAGCTCATGGATAAATACACCTCTGACAGCACCACGGCCAAACAGCGTAAACAGGCTGATGAACTCAGAAAAATGACTGAACCCTACGAGAAAATAGCTGATGCCACTCTAGATCTCTCAGATACCTTTGCAAGTCTTACCGACAGCATGGATGAATCCTCCGGTGCCTATCGTGCTCTGTTTGCGGTTCAGAAATCCTTCGCGGTAGCCAGTGCCACCATGGACGCGGTAAAAGCATGGATTGCTGCTTTAAACGATCCGTCAGCGGTTACCTGGCCGCAGAAGCTTGCCAACTATGCCTCTGCCATGGCAACCACCACATCAGCTATTTCCCAGCTTACCTCTGTATCTATGCATGATAAAGGCGGACAGCTCAAAGCTGGCGAATGGGGTATTGTTGGTGAATACGGACCGGAGCTTGTTCAGGGACCGATGTCTATCACCTCACGAAAGGAAACTGCGGAGCTTGCACGTTCTGCCGTTAATGGCTCCTCTGGTTATGGCGGCGGTGTCATTGTGAACCTTTACGAGAGTACCGAGAAAGCAGGAACCGTGGAGACCCGTGATGATGACGAAACCCGAATCGTAGATATCTTTGTTTCCGATATCCGTCATGGCGGCTCCATGAGCATGGCGATTCAGAATACCTTCAACCTCAACCGTATGGGGAGTTAATTCATGAACTATTATCCTTCCTCTCTGCCTCCTCCGCAGCAGAGAGGCTACAGCTACAAAATAAAACCAAACATCATCAGAACCCAGATGGCGGATGGTCACGTAAGGCAGAGACTGGTTAATACCGGAACACCGCATGAGCTTTCAGTTACCTTCATGTTTACACAGAGTCAATATCAGGAATTCATGGCATGGTACCGCAACGACATCAGCTACGGTCAGGACTGGTTCTACATGCAGCTCCTTAACGAATACGGCGGTACAGAATCGCTCTGCCGCATACAGAAGGGGGAACTTTCCACCTCTCTTAACTGCATTAACAGCGATGGTCCGTTATGGTCGGTGCAGTGCCGCCTTGATGTAGAACCCGGTATTGGCGGTGATGAGGTATGGATTGATCCGGAAGGCTGGGATGAGCTTTATGCCTATATCTGGGTGGCTTATTACACCAATTACGAGTGGCCTGGGATCAAGCTCAAAAAGAATAAACTCGGTTATTACGTTTTTAAGCTGAATCTTCTCAAAGGCTATCCGTATGACGGGTATGTAGAATTTAACGACAACAACGGCAATACCACCTGGAGCTTTTATTCCTACGAAATCGATGACTGGGCTGGCCGCATTATCAAGGTTAAGCCTGATTCTAGTGAGGTGGAATACATTTCATGGTTCAGTTAAGGAGGCTTTATGCTTTATTCACTTGAAGAAATCTACGCGAGTGGCGGCAGACTGCCGATTGTTACGCTCACCATTGCAAATGAAACCATAGGCACCTTGCGTTATGTGCTGGGGTACGAAGACATGCAGCTCTGGGGAGACGAATACAAGAAGTCAGCCTTTACTGTCTCCATGCCGGAACGCTCCGACAGCGGCTTTTCAGATCTGTCCTTCGGCGTTGACGGAGTAAGCGGTGAAGCCTACGAATACATGAAACAGGTTATTGAAGCTCAGACACCTACCTTCATCACCGTTAACCAGTGGCATTATGAGATCCGTAGTAAGCTCTCGGAACTCACTTTAACCATCACCGGCGGACGCATCACCCGAGAATCGGCAACCTTTACCGCATCCTTCTGCGACATGCTGAATCTTGAGTTTCCGCGCCTTCGCTATACCGCATCAAACGCACCGGGACTTAAATATGTGGCTTAACCATTATCTTCTCATCAGACACACACCAAATGGCAGAAAATTCCCGTTCCTTGACTGCTGGGGACTTGTCATAGAGTTTTACCGACGGGAGCTCGGCATTGAACTTGATGATTATACGGATTTCAGCATTAAGGACGGTTACGAGAAGGAAAGATCCTGCTTTTATGAAATCGAACCGCCCCACTACGAATTTGGTGATGTGATTGCGTTCTTCCGGCATGGTCTGATCTTCCATGTGGCGGTGTATCTCGGTAAAGGAGAAATGCTGCATACCGGACTTAACCGCCATTGCCGGGTGGAAAAAATCAAATCAATGCAGTTCGTTGAAACAAAGATCTACAGATATACCAATCTTCCAAAGAGGAAAAATGAAACTTGAAATTGTAACCCGAGAGGACTTAAACAAAGTTCTCGAACAGCTTGAACTGCCGGAATACAGTGACAGTCTGACCGCCCTTCTGAAGGATCTTATTCCTTCCTATCGCTCTGATCTCCACCCCTATCTGTCGCTGTTTGTTAACGGCAGAAAGGTAGAACAGACTGAATGGCCTTCACTCTTCATCCAGAAAAGCGATCACCTTAAGTTTGTCATCGAACCTGGTGTAACCGGTACAGCCATTGCTGCCATCATCTCCGTAGTGATTGGTGTGGCCAGTGCCGTTTATGCCATGGTGAGCATGCATAAGCTCGGCAAGAATAAGCAGAAAAATACCAAACAGGGAAACTCCATCTATGACGTGAATGTCCAGGGCAACAAGGTAAAACTGATGGAAATCATCCCGGAGAATTTCGGATTCTTCAAGAGATTCCCTGATTACCTTGCTGATCGTCATGTGTTTTACCGCAACAACACGCTCTTTTGCGACATGATTTTATGCCAGGGGATCGGACATTATGACTACAAGTCAGATCATTCAGACATCTACATCGGCGAAACTCCGATAAGTGAACTTAAAGGCTGCTCCGCTTATGTCATTGAGCCGGGAGTAAAGATTACCGCTGAGAACTCTCCGGAGGACAAATCCTGGTACTGCTGGTACTCATCAACCGAGGTTACCCAAAGCGGTCATACCTTAAAAAGCGGTCAGGGTAAAATCGATACCTCCTCCATGAACGGTGTGAATCTTGAGTTTAAGGGTAACACCTTCAGCGGCTGCAACTACAGAATTTACAACATCGGCTATGGTGGCTGTTCAGGTGGCGGTACTGAGACTGTACGCATTAAACAGAACCTTGATTTGAAATGGGCAAACGGCACCATCTTCGAGTTAAGCGGTGCCGGAAATACCCGTCTTGTCGGTACTGAGATTGTTGCAGCAGAAACAGATGTTGCATCTGGTATTACCGCGCTTACGCTGAAATGCGCTGATGGATTTAAGCCTGATGAGTTTTTCCGGGCAAGAGCTACAGAAATTCAGACCAGCGTTGATGAAGAAACCGGTGAAGAAATTGAGACGGAGGTAATTACCCGTAACGGTGATTATCTGAAGGTTACTCTTTCGGCTGTAACCTCAATCACCTACGATACCATTCCGTCAGGCTGCAGTGGCGGTAAAACCGTAACCGAGGATGAAGCGAATACCACCGAGGCTCTCTGTGAAATACTCGAAGTGATAAAGTCCGGTGAGCATGTTACGCTAAAGTTCGACAGTTCAGATTTGACCGTTCCGGAATACCCCGAGGATGTTACTCCGTCTCAGCCCTACACGAAAATAACCGCAACGGCAAATCACCTGGCAGGCTCTGTGTTTCAGTCGATGCCCATCGATTATCCGTATGACGATAACGGCCTTTATGAAATCCTTGATTACACCAACGGCATCTACACGGTTAAGCGACTTAACGACAGCTATGGTGAAGTATCAGACTGGCACGGCTTTTATTCCACCGGAGTCAATCAGGAGCATGTGCTTTTTACTCTGGTAAGTGGTCAGGCAAGTGACGGTGGTTACGTAGGTCCTTACCGGGCATGCCCTTACGGCGCAGAATCAAAAATCTTTGAGCTTGATTTTTCTTTGCCTGGAGGTCTCGGCAAGCTTAACGATGACGGTGAGTTCGATAAACTATCCATCAGTATTCAGATTGAGTACCGCAGAGCCGGTTCGGATGACGAATACATGATTATAGAGAAAACCTGGACGAACAATACCAATGACCAGCTTGCCGAAACCATCAGAATTGAACTCGAGACTGCCGGAAATTATGAGTTCAGGGTTCTTAGAACCTCGCAGGAGGACGGTTCTACCCGTGCTCTTGAGGAGATTAAATGGGTAGGACTTAAAAGTGTCATCAGTACAATTGACCGTTATGACAACATGACGGTGCTCATCTGCAGGTTCAAAGGAAACGAAACCTTATCCGAGCTTTCAGAAAATCAGCTTGCCACTTACTGGACAAGAAAACTTCCTGCTCTGGGGTATTCAGATAATCTTCCTCTGGTGGCAACAAGGAATATTGCTCCGGTGGTTCAATATATTGTACGCAACTCCAAATACCGCAATATTCTGGATGTCGATACGCTCATGGACTTTGATGAGCTCTGGCGCACCCAGGGACTTGAATGTAACGGCTCTATCGACAGTGACAGCACTTTGCTTGAATCTTTGAGAGATGTGCTTAACTGCGGCTTTGCGGTTCCGGTGGTAAGGGACAATACCTTATCGGTTAAGAGGCTTTATGCGGGAGCAACTCCAACGCAGATTTTCACCAAGAGCAATATGACTTCAAGTCCGGTAATTACCTATTCGTTGCCGAAGGAGGATGATGTTGATGAGGTGGTGGTAAATTTCACCTCTCCGAAAACCTACAAAACTGAAACGGTGTACTGCCATGTTGATGCTGACGGTAATAAACGCATCACCTCCTATCCTGAATCCGATAATCAGGAGCAGCTTGAAGCCTGGGGCGTAACTGACTATGACCATGCTGTAGCTCTCGGCATGAGGCGACTTAGATATCTCAGAAATACACGAGTTACCTATGAAATCAAAACCGAGCTTAACGGACTCAACTGTCAGTTCAACGATTTGGTGGGACTTATGCTTGATGAGAACCTCTCCAACATCACCGGCAGGATAACCGGAATAAACGGTCAGACCGTTACCACGGATATTGAACTTCCGGAGGATGTGTGGGAAGGCATCGTGTATATCTCAAGAAAGGACGGCTCCTACAGTGAATATACCTTTTACCGTAATGACAGCCATACGCTTTATCTTGATACATACCCGGATATCGATTGGGACAGTGAGTTCGGCAAGTCTCTCGAATATCCGCTTTTTGCCATCGGGGAACTGCAGCTCTGCTGGGTTACTGCCGTTAAGCCGGAAAGCGGCAACCGCTGTTCACTTAAGCTCATCAATTACTCAGAGGAAATTTTTAAGGACGACATAAAGGAGAATAACCAGTGAAGGCATTCGTAGTTCTGGATGAGGGGTACATAAATCAGGCGGTGGTATCCCTCAGCTCATTTTTCAAATACAACCGCATTGAACTCATTATTTACGCGGAGAAAGGAACTGACCTTGAGAGAGTTCTCGCCGTAGTGCCGGAAGAACTGGTGGAGGTTCGCTACGTTACCTTCCCTCAGCATGAGCTTTTTGCCACCGTGGGCGGTAACCGACTCATGGTTCATCGCAGTGCCGTACCGGCCATTGCACAAAGGATTAAGGCTCTTGAGGAGGTTTTTGCAGAAACCGACTGTGTTCTGAACTTTGATTTGGACACTCTGTTCCTTGGCTCGGTGGTTCCGCTGCTTGAGGAGATTACATCAAAGTACAAGACCGGCATCTTCGGAGTCAGTGAACGTGAGAATCGTGACAGATGGATGAAGCAGATGAATCTTAAA